CATTGCCTAAGATCCCCTACGTTGACGGAATTCCGCTGGATACAACCACGCAGACACCAATCAACTGGATCATCAATGGACAATCCCTTTTTGGGGCAAAAGAAAAACTGGGAAACGATGGTAACCTGAACACACACGTTGTTCAGGTTCAAAAGAACGCCGTTCGGCTGGAAATGAATAGCGGTTATCAGGTAAGCAAAATCAACGAACTGGTTGATCAGGTGAATCTGATTTCCTCTAACCTGGACGGGATCGCGAGTCAGGATGTTATCAAGACGCTGAATAAAGCGACCAGCGATATCACCCTGATTAAGGTCGATCTGTCGGTAGCGAAAACCGACATCGCTCAACACACTCTCATGATTGGATCAATCAATAGCGAAATCGGAGAATACGACCCGATCAAAGACCCGAAACACCGGACGGTGCGCGATGATATCATTTTCCTGAAAAAGGAAATGGGTGCATATACTGGCTTCGACCAGAACGGTGATTCGGATCCGACTTCTGACGGCTCCGGCATGAAATACAAAATCATGCAGACAGCTAAAGCGGTATCGACCCACGAAGGCCGAATCGTTAAGTTGGAAGATGACTGGGCAAATTCTGAGGTTGGTCAGCTTACACAGACCGTAACCGATCTGCGTAATGAGGTTGGCTTGCGCGGTATGGCAACTGCCGATTCTCTGTATGTGCGTCTGAATAAGACTTCAAATCGTATCGATGATATTGATACTGAAGTTGAGGCAATCAACACGTATATCGGTCGGTCTGGTGGCAACACTGACGCCGGTCTGGTTGGTCGCGTTATCGATGCAGAAAAGGAAATCGGGGTTCTTCAGGTTGCGATTAGTGACCCGACTACCGGTCTGGGCTACCGCACGACGCAACTTGAAAATGCGCTGGGTTCCAATCAGGAAGAACCCGGAAGCCTTCGTAATGATATCGTTAAGCTGAAACGTTCTGTTGTTGATATCGGTCTTGTACTGGGCGACAGCAGCGATGATGGTCTTCGCGGTGACGTAACACAAGCGCTTTCTGATATTGGCTCTGATTCGGACCCTACCAGCCTTAAAGGTCGTGTTCTGACTATCGAGAACGCAAGCCGTGATATGATGGCTGATATCGATGATGTGAAAGGGGTTGTAGGTAACTCAACCAGCGGCCTCGTTGCTGCTAACGTCACTATCGGTAAAGACATTTACGGCGATGCAACCAGTTCTGATAAATTTATTAAAGACGGTATTAAGAAAACCCTGAAAGATGTTGTTGCTTCTCTGGGCGGTGGTACTGGCGACGTTTACGCGCTGATCACTGCACTGACTTCCCGTGTAACTGCACTGGAAAAAACGGTAGCGGATAACAGTTCTAATCTGGTTCTTCTGAACCGTCTGCAAATTAACTAATCAAGGGGCTTCGGCCCCTTTTGAGGATCTTATGATTACGAATAACCCAGAACAACTTAAAGATGAAATTCTTCGCCGGTTGGGTGCTCCTATTGTCAAGGTCGAAGTTACGCGAGATCAGATTTATGATTGTATCCAGCGTGCTCTCGATCTCTATGCAGAATATCACTACAACGGCACCAACAAAGCCTATGTAATCCTGATCCCTGGTGCAGATAATACCCGTGGTGTGTTTGACTTGAGCAAAGAACACATTTTCGCCGTGACCAAAGTTCTGAGAACCGGCACCTCCAACCTTTTCACAATGGACGGAACTGCAACTTATCCATGGTTCACTGATTTCCTTATGGGTCTGACTGGTGGCACAATGGGCGGTGGTAATGGTGGCGGCGTGTATGGCATGAATGCCTATGGTGCTGATCTGGGATACTTTACTCAGATGATGTCATATCAGCAAACGATGATGGATATTTTTTCGCCATTGCCTGATTACTCTTTTAATGACGACACCGGACAATTTTTCATCCATGGCAACCGTGGCACAGGTGATGTTATTGTGCTGGAAGTTATGGTTCGTTCATTCGTCGATGTTCCGAGCATGGTAGGAGCGGTCGCAGGATACGCTACAGCAGGCGATCCCTATGGTGGTGAACATACCCTATACGATACGTACAACAACCCGTATAACGCTGTTGCTGGCGGTGTGCGTGCTGGTCAGGGTAGTAACGTAATGGGCGGGACTTCAGCGTACAATAACCGCTGGGTTAAGGATTTCTCTACCGCGCTCGTAAAAGAGATTAACGGTCAGATTCTGGCTAAGTTCCAGGGTATGCAGTTGCCTGGCGGTGTCTCACCGGACGGAACCCGACTGATCCAGGAAGCCGAAACCAAATTAACTGAACTCAAACAGGAACTGATCCTGTTATCCGACACAATGCCGATCATCATGGCTTAAGGGGGAATCATGATTCCTGATGAAAGTCTTTTCGCCCAGTTAAGTTCTGGTGAGGGCGTTGACAAAAATATGCGGGATAGCGTCACCAACCCGTACGTAAATTTCTATAAGCACAACCCTACTCAACAGCTTCACGACTCCCTGACTGCTGAAGCTATTCAGATGCGTTCACCGGATATGTATTATGTCCGCAGGGAATATGTCAACGTGGATAAAATTCTGGGAGAGGACCGGGAATCTAAGTTCACAAAATCATGGAAAATCGCGGCTTATATAGAATCTTATGCTAACTATGAAGGTCAGCGCGACTTTTTTAGTAAGTTCGGCTTAAGTTCTAACGATGAAATGACTATTGTTGTCAATCCTCGTTTGTTTGCTCACCAGGTTGATGGTGGCATTCCGAGAATGGGTGACCTTGTTTATTTCCCGATGGACAACAGCCTGTTTGAAATTACGTGGATTGAGGCGGACCCGTTCTATCAGTTCGGTGACCGACCGGCTCGTAAAATTAACCTGGCTAAGTTCATCTATACCGGTGAAGAAATGTCTCCAGAGTTGCAGCGTAACGAAGGCATAAATATCGAGCCGGACGCTGATCTTGATCTGGAACCAATCCGTAATCTGGATGGAATTGCAGATATTAACGTAGATCAGTATGCGGAAGATACTCAGTTCGAAGTTGAAGCGGATGAGTTCGTAGAGTCGTTTGATGTTGTTAACGGTCGCGGATCGCCCTTTGCAAACTTCCCTTAAATAGTACACAAGGGTGCAACAACTGCACCCTTTTGATTTGAAGGTTTTATGATATACACAAAACTTAAAGAATGGTTGTCTCATGATTTGTACGTCGAGTATGTGAATATCATAAAGACTTCACCAAAGACAAAGAACACCGAAAAGCATCACATATTACCACGGTCTATTTTCCCTGAATTTAAAAACGACCCTGATAACCTGGTCGAACTTGATGTTATCGATCACCTTCTGGCTCACAGGGTGTTAGCTAAAACGCAAGACCATAGAATGATTCTGGCATTCTTCATGATGTTCACATACGAGCACAAGAGATATGCATCTCTTTCTGAAGAACAACAACAGGTGGTTCTACATGAAAAAGCGATTGCTCGACAGGCTATGCGCCAAGTAAAGAAAGTCCAGATGAAAGGTAAATATGATGGAGAGGATAACCCTTTCTATGGCAAGTCGCATAGCGATAAAACCAAGAAGGCGATATCCAATGCACATAAGGGTAAAAAGTTATCTGCTGACCATTTAGCGAAGTTGGTATCTTATCACAAAGGAAGATCCAAGCCAAAGGTTGAATGTCCTCATTGTCATGCAATGTGTGCTCAAAACCTAGCGACTCGCTGGCACTTCGACAATTGTAAGCTGCTTAAACAGCAGCAGGGGGATTAGAAAATTTTTGGATTCTGGTACAATAGTTCATTAAGAAATTATATCGTTTTGATGGGTCAGCTTTTCAATCACGTTCAGGTTATGCGAGTGCGCGGCGACAAACAAAAATTCATTAAAGTTCCGATCACTTATTCGTCAAAAGAAAAATTCCTGGCTGCAATGGACAAATACAACAACCCATTGAGTCAGGAAGAAGTGGCGAAAGTTGAAACTATTTTGCCCCGTATGAATCTATCACTGGTAGACCTTCAGTATAACGGGATTCGAAAAACCAGCACGACCGTAGCAGAGAAAATGTCTCAGTTGCAGTCACCGCACAAATCAATAGTGCAGTTCAACCCGGTTCCGTACCGGCTTATGTTTGAACTGGGTGTATATACGCGATACGAAGATGACGCGTTCCAGATCGCAGAGCAAATTTTACCGTACTTCCAGCCTCATTTTAACTGCAAGATTACGGAACTGCACCGGAACGAAATCAAAATCGACCGCGACATTAAAATCAGTATGCAGTCTGTATCGCCGGACACAAGTTTTGAAGGCGAAGCGAATCAGCGCAGACACATCGAATGGTCTTTCATGTTCGAATTGCAGGGCTTTATCTATCCGCCTGTCGATAACCTGAAAGGTGAAATCCGAACCGTATATACTGATTTTTTTGCAAACACCAATGCGCTGGATAAAGATAACTTCGAGTCGGTTGATAGTCAAGTTGATCCTGTCGATCTTCCTTTCAATGAATGGGATGGCACGCAGATCAAACAAACTCATTCTCAGAATGAGCCTATCCCGACAGGTGAAAAACCTCCTAAACCGAGGGGCAAATGATGGAAGGTAGCTTGCAGGAATGGCTGAGTCTGGAAAATATTCCAGGCGCAACGCCAGGCGAAGAGGTCGTAGTTTACGAAAAACTGGAGTTGACTGAGGTTGAGTCACATCCGAATGATCGAACAGAAGACCTCGAACAGGATTACACGACAGCGCGTAAGACTGCCCACTACATGAATCAGATGATCATGGATATGGCAGAGATCGCGCTACACAACGCAAAGAACTCCGAATCTCCAAAGCATGTGGAGGTTTTCACAAGCCTGATGAATCAGCTTAATGTGTCAAACATGAGCCTGGTCAAGATTCATAAGGAAATGAAAGAGATTACGGAAGAGAAGACTGCGACGAATAAAAACGATAAGCCAGAATCCAATATGAACATAGAGAATGCAACCGTGTTTGTCGGCTCTCCGACTGAACTGATGCAAAAGGTTGGTTCCGCGTATGATTCGGCTTCAAATAATAGACCGGTTATCGATTCCGAAGCCGAAGACGCAGAGATTAATGATGGAAATGACACCAGCACTTGAGGAAGGGACTGTATCGGATCATCCGATTGGTTTGATGCACCCTGATTTCCTGAAAAGGAAGATAGATGAATCCGGTATGGAGTGGATGCAGAGTAACCATGATGGTAAATGGTATCCCCGGACATTTGCGGATTATCTGCGCATAAATAAGATCGAAAAGGTAACTTTGCAGTCGAAAGACCGCCAGAATTTCGCGACGTTTAAGGATCGCGGGAATAAGCGTAGCCGATATATGGCTATCCCCAACCTTAAACGCGCATATGTCCAGACACAATGGACAAAACAAATGCTGGAAGAATGGATCAAGTGTCGCGATGATATCGTGTACTTTGCCGAAACGTACTGCGCCATTACCCACATTGACTATGGTACAATCAAAGTACAGTTGCGCGACTATCAGCGCGATATGCTGAAAATCATGCATCGTGATCGTCTGGTCGCGTGTAATCTGTCCCGTCAGTTGGGTAAAACCACGGTCGTTGCTATCTTCCTGGCGCACTTCGTGTGCTTCAACGAAGGTAAAGCAGTCGGTGCTATGGCCCACGTTCGACCCATGGCTATGGAAGTTCTGTCCCGTACGAAGCAGTGTATCGAATTGCTGCCGGACTTCCTGCAACCAGGTATTGTTGAATGGAACAAAACCAGCATCGAACTTGATAACGGTTGCTCTATCGGAGCATACGCAAGTTCTCCAGATGCTGTGCGTGGTAACGCCTTCGCCCTGATCTATGTGGATGAGTGTGCGTTTATCCCGAACTTTATCGACGCGTGGTTAGCGATCCAGCCTGTAATCTCATCTGGTCGCCGGTCGAAAATCATTATAACCACAACACCAAACGGACTCAACCACTTTTACGATATCTGGAATCAGGCGCTGGCTAAAAAGTCTGGCTTTACTCCATATAACGCAACGTGGACCTCTGTTAAAGAACGTCTGTATACAGACGGTGATGATGGTGTTTTTGACGATGGTTACTCATGGTCAAGTAACACAATCGGTGGTTCAAGTAAAGAAGCATTTATGCAGGAGCACTGCACCGAATTCATGGGTACGAATGGTTCCCTGATCTCGGGCTGGAAGCTGGCTAAAATGTCCTGGCTCGAATGCGATGCACAGGACGGCAAATTCTTTATGTATAAGGCTCCGGTTGAAGGTCATAAATACATTGCAGTGCTGGACCCCGCAGAAGGTCGCGGACAGGATTACCATGCTATGCATTTAATTGATATCACTCAGTTCCCGTTTGAGCAGGTTGCTGTATTCCACTCGAATACGACTTCACATCTTATCTTACCTGATGTGCTGCTTCGGTATCTGATGATGTATAACGAGGCGTGGATTTATATCGAGTTGAACAGCACAGGGCATTCAGTGGCTAAATCACTGTTCTCTGAACTGGAATACGAAAACGTTATTTGTGACAGCTACACCGATTTGGGAATGAAGCAGACCAAACGTTCAAAAGCGATTGGTTGTTCGACGCTGAAAGACCTTATCGAGAAGGATAAATTGATCATAAATAACAAAGATACCATTGCCGAAATGCGTACGTTCGCAGAAAACGGCCTTACGTGGAAAGCAGAAGAAGGGTTCCATGACGATTTAGTTATGGCTCTGGTTGTCTTCGCGTGGCTGACCACACAGCAGAAATTTACTGAGTTCTGCGAAAATGATGATCTCCGACTTGCGAATGAAGTATTTGCACGGGAACGCGAACAGCTTTGGGAAGATTCCCTGTGCGCAGTTATCGTTACCAGCGGCGACGAAACAATATCAGTCGGTACTCACGGCATTTCGTTTATATAAATTAGAGGAAGTACATAATGCAACAATCTCCGGGTGTTGAATCAAAAGAAACGTCGGTACAATCTACCGTTGTTCGAAATTCAACTGGTCGCGCCGCTATTGTCGGTAAGTTTTCATGGGGTCCAGCTTTCCAGATTCGTCAGGTTGCCAACGAAGTTGAAATGGTAAACTCTTTTGGTGCTCCTGACAACCTGACCGCTGATTATTTCCTTAGCTCTGTAAACTTCTTACAGTACGGTAATGATCTCCGCGTTGTGCGCGTTGTTGATAAAACAGCAGCAAAAAACGCAAGTGCGATTTTCGACCAGGTGAAAACCACAATCACATCGTCTGGCTCTAACTACTCAGTTAAAGACCAGGTGCGAGTAAAATATAACAACGTTGTCGTTGAAGACGCCGGTTTCGTTTCTAAAGTCGATAGCAATGGTAAAATCCTTGCTGTATCGATTCCTAGCGCGAAAATCGTCACGCGTGCTAAACAGATTGGCACGTACCCAGATATCTCAACAGGATGGACTACGGAGATTATTTCCGCCACTTCTGGTGTATCTGCATCAATCGCAGTTGACGGCATCGAAAGTCAGTCAGGTATCACCCTGCTGAACCTCGACATTGCGAAAGAAACCATTCAGAGTTCACAGTTCATGGCTCTGACCCAGAAATACGGTCTGCCTGCTATCGTGGCGCTGTATCCGGGTGAACTGGGTTCAACTGTACAGGTTGAGGTAGTATCGAAAGCAGCATATGATAGCGGCGCTGTCGTGACCTCATATCCTTCCGGTACTCAGAATAAAAATAGCGGTCGTTCTGTTCTGGCCTATGGCCCGCAGACCGACAACCAGTACGCACTGATCATTCGTCGTGGTGGTATCGTCCAGGAATCTTTCATCGTCTCAACTGTGAAGACAGATAAAGATTTCTTTGCGAACGGTGGCTCTCGTTACGTGTTCGGTACTTCACTGAACTGGCCTAAAGGCTTCAGCGGTATCCTGGAATTCGGTGGCGGTATGTCCTCGAACGACTCTGTAGGTGCTGATGAACTGATGAACGGCTGGGATCTGTTTGCTGACCGTGAGTCTCTGCATGTTCCGCTGCTGATTGCTGGTGCTTCTGCCGGTGAATCTGTTGCAGTGCATTCAACCGTACAGAAACACGTTGTTTCTATCGGCGACGAACGCGCAGACTGTACCGTATTTGTTTCGCCTCCGCGCAGCAAACTGGTAAACATCCCGCTGGAGCAGGCTGTAAATAACATGGTTGAATGGCGTCGTGGTTATACCATCTCCGGCAATACGCCGATTGATGATAACATGAACGTGAGTTCGAGCTATGGTTTCCTGGATGGTAACTATAAATACCAGTACGACAAATACAACGATGTAAACCGCTGGGTTCCCCTGGCAGGCGATATCGCTGGTCTGTGTGTGTATACCGATTCGGTTGCGCAGCCGTGGATGTCGATTGCTGGCCTGAACCGTGGTCAGATCCGTAACTGTATTAAACTGGCTATTGAACCGCGTGGCGCTCACCGCGATGCGATGTATCAGGAGCAGATTAACCCGGTAACTGGTTTCTCAGGTGGTTCCGGTTTCGTTCTGTATGGCGATAAAACTCTGACGAAAGTTCCGAGTCCTTTTGACCGTATCAACGTACGTCGCTTGTTCAACATGATCAAGAAAGATGTCGGTGATAACGCCAAATACAAACTGTTCGAGAATAACGATGATTTCACGCGTTCTTCTTTCCGTATGGATACCGGTCAATACATGACGAATATCCGTGCTCTGGGCGGTTGCTACGACTACCGGATTGTTTGTGATACCACGAACAACACGCCAGATGTTATTGACCGCAACGAATTCGTAGGAACCATCTACGTTAAACCGGCGCGTTCTATCAACTACATCACTCTGAACTTCGTCGCTACCTCAACAGGTGCAGATTTCGACGAGTTAGTAGGCGCACAGACAGTATAACAAAGTGGGGGCTGAAAAGCCCCTCTAAATAAATCCGAGGTTATAAAATGCTTACTGACATTTTACGCGCCTTTGAGTCCGGTGATTTCGCTCGACCTAACCTGTTCGAAGTTGAAATTCCGTACCTGGGCAAAAATTTTAAATTCAAGTGTAAAGCGGCAACCATGCCTGCTGCAACTGTTGAAAAGGTTCCTGTAGGTTATCAGAACCGTAAAATCAACGTTGCTGGCGACCGCACATATGATGACTGGACCGTAACGATCTATTCTGACGATGCGCACACGACCCGTAATGCACTGGTTGCATGGTCAAACTCTATGCATGGCATGGGTGAACAGATTTCCGGTGATGTTCCGGCTAACTACAAGAAACAAGCTGTAGTCAAGCAGAAAAACCGTAATGACGAAGTGACCGCAGAACACACAATTTCTGGCCTGTTCCCGACAAACGTCGGAGAAGTAGCGCTTGACTGGGATTCAAACAACGAAGTTTCTACGTTTGAATGTACCTTCGCGCTGGACTGGTGGGAATAAAGTCGCATAAATACAGGGGTAGCAATACCCCTATCATTATTTTTTGGAGTTGTTAAATGAACTTATTTGGATTTGAGAATATTTTAAGTTTCTTCAGATCTCCGAGCGAGAAAGACGCGCAAGATCTCGAAACACAATTACAAGATGATACAGGTTCAATAGCGCCCCCAAAAAATAACGATGGAGCGCATGAAATCGAAACCGATTTGAACAATGCGAAATATACTTCGGTATATCAGCAGTTCTACGGTGGACAGGATCCTAACATCAAAACGAAGCAGGAACTGATCAACACGTACCGTGGCCTTATGGCATACCCGGAAGTTGAAAACGCAGTGTCGGAAATTATCGATGATGCGATTGTAAACGAACTGGGCAAAGACGTGATCAGTTTGGACCTGGACAACACTGATTTCTCTGATGCGATCAAGAAAAAGATTGTAGCTGAGTTTCAGAAGGTTCTAAATATCCATGACTTCGATAATCAGGGTGCTCGCCTGTTCCGCGATTGGTATGTGGATTCACGAATCTACTTCCATAAGATCATGCACAAAGAAGAAAACAAAGGCATTAAAGAATTACGCCAACTCGATCCGCGTAGTATGGAACTTATCCGAGAATCGCTGGTCGAGACTATTGACGGTGCAAAAGTTTTCCGTGGATACCGTGAGTATTTCCTGTATACCGCGCCGAAAAACGGCTATTCGCTGAATGGTCACATTTACGCCGCAAACGAAAAGATTAAAATCCCTCGATCTGCGATTGTGTACGCACACTCAGGTCAGGAAGATGCGAACGGTAACATTATCGGTTATCTGCATCGCGCTGTCAAGCCTGCTAACCAGCTTCGTCTGCTGGAAGATGCGATGGTTATCTATCGTATCACTCGCGCCCCAGAACGCCGTGTGTTCTACATCGACGTTGGTATGATGGGCGGTACGAAAGCAGCACAGTACGTAAATAACATTGCACAGGGACTTAAAAACCGTGTGGTTTATGATGCGCGTACCGGTACAGTGAAAAATCAGCAAAACAACCTGTCAATGACAGAAGATTACTGGTTGACCCGTCGAGACGGTAAAGCCGTTACTGAGGTCTCCACGCTCCCAGGCGGCGCTAACTTCTCTGATATGGATGATATCAAGTGGTTCAACCGCAAGCTGTATGAAGCGCTCCGAGTGCCTTTAAGCCGTATGCCTCGCGATGATGGTGGTATGCAGATCGGTGGTGGTGGCGAAATCACCCGTGACGAACTGAAGTTCACAAAATTCATTCGTACCGCACAGATTCAGTTTACGCCGGTTGTTTCTGACCCGCTGAAAACGAACCTGGTCGCTAAGAAAATTATCACCGAAGATGAATGGAATGAGAACGTCAGCAACATCGGCTTTATCTTCCAGCAGGACTCATACTACGCGGAAATCAAGGATATCGAAATCCTCGAACGTCGCCTGAACCTCATGGCTCAGACCGAAAACGTTGTAGGCAAATATGTGTCGCATAAATACATCATGAAGGAAGTGCTGAGAATGTCTGATGACGATATCGAACGCGAAAGCAAAGAAATCGAGGACGAAGCCAGCATAGAGCGGTTTAAAAATCCCGAAGAGACAGAGGAAAACTTTTAATGAACGAATACATCGAAGCAGTTAAGAGCGGCGACCTGGTGGAGGCTAAGAAACAATTTAGCTCCATCATGGAAGAGCGCAAAGAAGTAATTCGTCAGGAATTACGTGTTGAGATTGCCGAAAGCGTACGCGGTGAAGGCGAAGAAAACAAAGAGTCTGACGAAGAAGCTAAAGCCAAAAAAGAAAAAGGCGAAAAGCCAAATTCTGAAGCCAAATAAGAGGGCTGGCATATGCAACTCGAACTCGAAACCAGTGTAGAAGCCCTGGAACTACATCTCGAAGAAGCGAAAGCCCGTATCGAGATCCTGGGGATTGACGACGACACTGTAAAAATTATCGAAAATATGGCGAGTGATGAACCAGAACTGGCTCTGGCTATGATTTCAATCGTTGAGGGCATTACCCTTGATGAAGTCATGGTAAAACACGTTGATTCACGCGGTAACGTTGAGCGTCTTAAAGACCGCGCAACACGCCAGCGCAACGCATACCAGACTACCGGCCTGACTAAATCACAACGCCGTCAGATTGCGCGTCGTGCGCTTAAAACTAAGCGTGCAAACCCGTCAATCCAAACCCGCGCACAACGCAAACGCAAAAAAGCTCTGCGAAAACGCGCCGCATTAGGACTCTAAATATGAATGAATCCCAGCTCCCAGATGGCAATATGCTTCTGATCGAGGAATGGGGTTTACCTTGTGCGGATATTTCAGATTCGATTTTAGAATCTGTTGGACAGTCTAAAAAAGACGGTAAATTGCGAATTGAAGGTATTTTCCTTCAGGCTGAAAAAGTCAACCGCAACCGTAGACTGTATCCAAAGAAAATATTAGAAGAAGCTGTCTCTGATTATGTCAGAACCCAGGTTAAAACCAAACAGGCGCTAGGCGAAATGAACCATCCGGCCCGTCCGAATGTTGACCCTCGTTGCGCGTGTATTCTCATTGAGGATCTTTGGTGGAAGGGTAATGATGTCTGGGGTCGCGCAGTCGTCATAGAAGGCGATGGCGGTGATGGGGATAAACTGGCTGCGTTAATTCGCGCTGGTTGGGTTCCTGGTGTTTCTTCTCGCGGCCTGGGTAAACTTGCTGATTCCGGCAAAGGTTACAATATTGTGCAGGAAGGTTACAAATTGGCGGTAGGCGTAGATGTCGTGTGGGGTCCATCGGCTCCAGAAGCGTACGTAAAACCGATTGTCGAAAATCAACAGCTAAATAACAGTGTTGATAAAAACAGTAGTGCTGATGACGCTTTCAGAAAACTATCTGAACGTTTGAAAGATCTATAAATACATTAAATCAAACAGGAACATCAAAATGCTTAAAGAACAACTGTTAGCGGAAGCCCAGAACCTGGAAACCGCCGTAGAGTTAGACAGCATTTTCGAATCAGTAGACCTTTCCGATGATGTGAAAGCGAGTTTCAGTACTGTATTCGAACAAGCGGTTAAAACCGGCGCTGTGAAACTGGCTGAGTCTCATATCAAACAGATTTCAGAACGTGCTGACGAACTGGTAGAAGCTCAGGTCGAAAAACGCGCCTCTGAGATCGAAACCAAACTGTACGAAGATGCAAACACATATTTTGACCACATCGCTGGCGAGTGGCTGAAAGAAAACAAAGAAGCGGTAACCCGTGATATTAAAGCGGACCTGTTCGAATCTCTGGTTTCTGGTATGAAAGACGTACTGGCTGATCATAACGTGGTCATCCCGGAAGGTCAAGTAGATATCGTCGAAGAACTGGAAGAAGAACTGGACGAGAACATTCAGGAAGTTAAACGTCTGTTCGAAGCCAACCAGCTTAAAGACGCGGAAATTTCTAATATGAAGCGTGATCGCTGCATTGACGAAAAGACCAAAGATTTGACTGAAAGCCAGATCGAGAAAGTTCAGGATCTGATTGAAGGTCTGTCGTACTCAGACAAGTTTGAATCAAAACTGTCTGCAATCGTTGAAATGGTAGCAACCAAAAAAGAGGCAACGCCGGTTAACGAAGCTGCGCAGCCTCAGACAAAAGATGATTTCGTTCCGCCAGTGGTAACCCCACAGAAACCGGAAAATGATTCATCTAAATATGTACATGCGGCACAACGCCTTTCTTAATTAATAGGGTTACAAAATGTCTAAGAAAAACGAATTGATGACTAAATGGAATGCACTGGTTGAAGCCGAAGGCTTACCGGAGATTGCCACCAAGTCCAAAAAGCATCTGGTTGCTGCTATCCTGGAGCAACAGGAAAAAGATACCGAGAACGACCCAGTATACCGCGACGAGAAAATCGTTGAATCTTTCGGCGGCTTCCTGGCTGAAGCTGAAGTAGTTGGCGACCACGGTTACGATCCGCAGAAAATTGCTGCTGGTCAGGCTTCTGGCGCAATCACCAACATCGGTCCGGCAGTTATCGGCATGGTTCGCCGTGCGATTCCAAACCTGATCGCGTTCGACATTTGCGGCGTTCAGCCTATGAACGGTCCTACCGGTCAGTTCTTCGCACTGCGTGCAGTGTACGGTAAAGATCCTCTGGCTGCTGGCGCGAAAGAAGCGTTCCATCCTTCACAGGCACCAGATGCAATGTACTCTGGTCAGGGCGCAGATCCAGCGACTAAGTTCGCTACACTGACTGCTGGTACAGCAATCGCCGATGGCGCAATCGTCAAGTACGATTTCGAACAGACCGGTCGTGTGTTCCTCCAGAACGTTTCTGGTACTGCTGTAACTCCTGCTGCTGGCGCGACTGATAAAGCCAAGCTGGACGAAGAAGTAACCAAACTGATGGAAGCTGGTTCTGTTGCGGAAATCGCATACGGCATGGCAACCTCTGTTGCGGAACTTCAGGAGCAGTTTAACGGCTCTACCGGTAACCCGTGGAACGAAATGGGCTTCCGTATCGATAAGAGCGTAATCGAAGCTCGTAGCCGTCAACTGAAAGCGCAGTACTCAGTCGAACTGGCACAGGATCTTCGCGCAGTTCACGGTATGGATGCGGATGCTGAACTGTCGGCAATCCTGGCAACTGAAATCATGCTGGAAATCAACCGCGAAATCGTTGATACCATCAACTACACCGCGCAGATCGGTAAGTCTGGTTTCACTCAGACCACTGGTTCTAAAGCCGGTTCGTTCGATTTCATGGATCCAGTAGATGTTCGCGGTGCTCGTTGGGCTGGCGAAAGCTACAAAGCTCTGCTGATTCAGATCGACAAAGAAGCGAACGAAATCGCTCGTCAGACTGGCCGTGGTGCAGGTAACTTCATCATCGCTTCACGTAACGTGATCTCTGCTCTGGCACGTATCGACAGCGGTATCAGCGCTGCTGGTATGGGTCTCCAGAAAGGTCTGAACGTTGACACCACTAAAGCGGTGTTTGCCGGTGTTCTGGGTGGTACTTACCGCCTGTACATCGACCAGTACGCGAAACAGGATTACTTCACCGTGGGTTACAAAGGTGATAACGAAATGGATGCGGGTATCTACTACGCACCGTACGTTGCACTGACCCCGCTGCGTGGTTCGGATCCGAAGAACTTCCAGCCGGTAATGGGCTTCAAAACTCGTTACGGTATCGGTGTCAACCCGTTCGCGAACTCACGCGCTGAAGCGCCAACCGACCGTATCACCTCTGGTATGGTTAGCCGTGACATGGTAGGTAAGAACGCTTACTTCCGTAAAGTCTGGGTGAAAGGTCTGTAATAGACCCCAAAAATTCAAAAGGCAACCTACGGGTTGCCTTTTTTGTTTCATAAATACCCGTATGGATTATAAATCCCATTTCAGGAAAATACAAAATGAGCAAAACTTTTCACATTAACCGGCTTTTAAAGCAGTCGAGTTCCGCTTCTGGCCCGCGTGTGCTGGACGAATCGACTACTACGGCGGATTCCTCTAATGGGCGTCCAGACCTGTTAGCACTAACCCGCGCAACGACTGACCTGATCTTTACTGACCTGGTAGCAGTTCAGAAGACCACTCAACCGGAAGCAACGCTGTATGGCGTAAAATATATTGACCCATTGAAACAAATGCCGTTTACCGCTGCTGCAACTTATGGTGGTGAGATCGGTCTGAAAGAACGCGAAGAGATCCCCGAGTTCTCCAACAAAGCGTTTGCTGTTGGTGATATGTTCCAGTTTGAAAGCGTCGTGTATAAGGTTATCAAAGAGAACCCGTTCACTGGCACCACTGAAACCGAACCGATGGATATTATCTCAGAAGCGATTATCAACAACGGCATTCGCTTTATGTCTGACGCTGCACCGACCGCGCATTTCGAAGATCGCAACGTAACGGTCTCAGAGGTCGGTTTAAGGCTTGATCGCTGGCGTGTGCCCGTACGTACCCGTAAGCTTAAAACGTCGCTTACAGTGGAACTGGCGCAGGATTTGGAGGCTAATCAGTTCAACGCTCCCGAAACCTTCGATGATCTGCTGGCAACGATGATGGCTACCGAGGTAAACAAAGACATTATCCAGAAACTGATCACTGTGTCTACCCGTTTCCGTGTGAACGGAATCACCGATAAAGGCGTTCTGGATCTGACACAGAGTGATGCTGCTCCAGAGCAGGGTCGTAGACTGTATCGTTACATCTGTGAAATGAACTCACACATCCAGCGCACTACCACATACACCGGTAGCTATGTCTTAGCCAGTTCTCGCGTCTCCGCGCTTCTGACGGCTTCTGGTTGGGTCAAAGAGGATGAGGATAACGATCTGTCTTCTGGTAAGCTGAACAACGGTCTCCCGCTGTATACTGACCCAGTAAGCCCAGTCGATTACGTGATCGTAGGCGTGAAGGAAGATTATGGCGATCTGGAACATGTTGGTTCACTGTTCTATGCCCCGTACGTTGAAGAAGACGGCGCAGGCGCATACAAGATCGTTGTAGACCCGTATAGCTTACAGCCAGTGCTTGCGCTGATGATTCGCTACGGTCTCTCAGTGAACCCGTATACCAGCAACATCACGGATGAAGAGTCACGCGTAATTCGTGGCGACGACTTCGATAACCTGGCTGGTAAGAGTTTAATGTCAGTTTTACTCGGGGTTAAACTTCCCAAGCTGGTCGGTGAAGATGATGGTGAATTGTAATAGATCCATCTAAACAAATCAAGTCACGAGCGTAGCGAGTTCGAACGAAGTGAGAAATGTCCCTATTCTATTATTATATTTTATATATAGAGAGAAGTGGACATTTTAGTATACTTTTTAACCATACTCAGTCACTTCGTTCCCTCGTATTCTCGCTACGCTCGAAATATTTGATTTTATGTTTATTGATCTCTATAATGGTTTCTTCAGAGGTGATACAACATGAAAATCATTAAGATAGAAAGTGACTGGTCCTGCAAGCATTGCGGTGGTGTTCTTTGGAATGCTGGCGGTAAGTGCTCAAATCCGAAATGCGGGAGAGAGAACCATTAATGGCTGAACTCAAGCTCGAATCGCTTCAGGATGAACTTGAAGTCGATATGCAGATCGATACCTTAAAACTTCAGTATGAATCATCACAAATCCCAGTGATCTGGGCAAAGTGGTTACGGTATCATTCGAATGCAAAGAAAAAACTTGTAACACTCCAGGCCCGCAAAGATACTCAGTTTAAAGAGCGTTTACTGTATTACACAGGGCGCGGAGACGAGATCTGCGAGGTGGTATACTCTGGCAGTACCGAAGTTAAGATAGCGATTCAGGGCGACCCGATAATCATCGAGACCAACAAACTGATCCAATACTTCGAGGCAATCGCAGAGTTTACCGGCAAGGCACTGGATATCGTCAAAAACAAAGGGTACAGCATTAAAAATATGCTGGAGATCCGAAAACTTGAAAGTGGTGCATAATGAGCAAAGAAAAATGTTGCGTGTGTAAACGCGAAGTGGAGCAAGGCACTGGCTTTGTTACCGAGAATGGTCCGGTATGCAGCGGCGTATGCCTTGATTACCTGGCTGAAGAAAAGAAACGCGGTAACCTGAATGAAGGCGACGGCGACCAACTCAATGAAGTGCAAATGCTTCTGTAGGCGGCAACATGAAAGAAATTGACCTGGGTATCTTCGACGAGCGCCCTGATCTTTAGTCCTAAATACCAGTGAGAGGTATGATTGTGTAGTCTGAACAGATACCAGATGCACAATCTCATAAAGTGGATTTGCTAACGTAACGCGCTATATGCGCAGGAAATGGTGATCCGTATCTCCCCGACAACGTGTACGCGTAGGAAGGGTGTTAGAATAGTGTGAGGTGACCACACGTAAAGCAAACACCAGCCCGCTTATGGCGGGCTTTTTTATGCCCAAAGAAAAAGCCCCAACCAAAAAGGAAGGGGCTTATTTTAGAACTTATCTTCTTCGGTCTCAGTCGCTGCTTTGAGTTCTTCGCGACGGCCTTTGATTGCATCACGCATCGAGATATCATCAGAGTGATCCACGTCAACCTCTTTGACTCGCTTCGTGTAATAGCCTTCAAGCTCTTTCAAGCCCTCCAGCGTCCGGCAACTTGCGACCTTACTCATAAAGTCATCAACCGCTGCTTCGTTTACAACCTGTTTAAAACTTTTCATCATAACCTCTAAATGTTTATGTGCTTAATCACGTATTCGAATTTCTCTTCGTTGTAAATCCTGATGCGTTCCATGGCATGTTTCATACCGTAGTTTACACTACTGTATTTATTTTTCGCTGTCTTTGACTTAGACAGCCTGCCCAGATTATCAACGATATCCCATACTTTAGCCATGACTTTTGAAGAGTGCTTACGCAACACACGACCAATCGACTGTTTGACGATTACCGCAGATTTGCATGGATGACCGAAGATGATGTGATGCAGGTTCTTGATGGAAATACCGGTACTCAGTACCCCTATCGAACCAACCACAATCAGCCCTTTCGTTGACTCCGCAATCTTTTTCATGCTGTCGCGATCTTCAACTCCAGTCTCTCCAGAAATGTACGCGACGTTATCATAAACCTTACTGAGTTTTTCGAACAGTGCTTTCCCGTGCTTAACGTGCTTAAACATCAGGAAGACGTTTTCATTCTTATCCCGTGCCAGTTTCAGCGCCAGCTTACACAGCCAGTCATTACGCCTCTCATGGCCCGTGACGAACGCGATCTCTGTCTGGTAGTCCGCATCCTTCATCTTCTTGATTTCTTCGTCTGTGTAGCGCAGGAAGATGTTATTGATGTTCAGGTTGGTTACCTGTCCTTCCTTCATCAGCATTGACGTGCTGACCGGTTTGTAAATCTGACCGAATGCCCCGATATACTGCATCAGGTTGGCTTTACCTTCCTTCAGTGACCCGGACAGACCGAATTTGAAAACACATTCGTTCATATCTGCGATGATTCGGGCAATAGTTGGGCCTGTAGCCTGGTGACATTCATCGACTATCATACAAGCAAACTGCTGTAACCACTCTTTCGGCATCTTAGAAGCAGATTGCCACGTTGACACGTAAAGGCGGGCGTTGCTGTTCTTTGCTGTTCCTGAACGGATACCATGCATCTGTGAACGTGGCAACAGGCGATAGTTTTCGATATCGTCGATCATCTGGGTAACCAGGCCGGTCGTTGGTACGATAAGCAAAACCTTTCCGTTGTAGTTCTCCAGACACCACGTCGAAATCAGCCCCTGGATAAGAGATTTACCGGCAGACGTTGGAAGATTCAGGGTAGCACGGCGATTATGCAGCGCGTGGTATACCGTGTCTTTCTGATACCAGTACGGGTCGATTTGCGTGTTTCCGTCATAAACCGGGTGTTCTTTCAGCCACTGGTCGAACTGTTCCCGCGTCAACTCTTCTTTCTCGTTGATCTTCGGATCCGTCCAGATTGAGTATCCTCGGGAGTCTGCAAACTGCTTGACAAGATATGCTAGACCGTAAGGAAGTTTTCCGTTATAGTCCATCAGGTAGATGAACCCATTCCAGCCACCATATTTGTATTTTGTCTGATACTGGTAGCCTGGGGGCTGAAAACTGAAATAATCACGAAGCTCGTAAATGAGTTGTGCTTCAGCCTGTATCTGCACATGGCTGGTATCTAAAAACTTGACCTCAATATCCACTATAGAATTCCTATGTACAATTTATATAGGTATTTAGGGGATAAATAATTGCTTAATGACTGGAGATTTACGAATGAGTATTGACTATACAAAGGTCGAAGGGTTTAAAGAACTCGACCAGAAAGAGGGTAAGATTGCCCTTGCTGAGTACGCACAGGACAACTTCGATGTTAAGCTGGTGCGCAACAAAACTTTCGAAAACATGTTGGCAGATCTGGAAGTCGCGCTGAAGGAAAAATACAAAGACCTTCCGACCGATGAACAGCTTGCTGCTGAACCCGAAATCGACTTCACTCCCCCTGCTGGCCCTCCTGGTGTAGACCTCGAATCCCTGGCAGACAATACAAAACCTTCCGAACTGGTATTAGAACCCATGCCCGAAGGTCATCCGGGTTGGGAGATGCAGGAGATGAAACCCCCGACAGGCGAAGTGTTCACCCTCAACGTGGTGAAGGCGTCTGAGCCAGAACCGGAAGAAAAGATCGACGAACTGCCGGTAGAAAGTGGCGTGCCTGTATTGGCTCCTGAAAGCGATTCTGCGCCTGTCTCTGCTGATATGGTATGGATGGAAGGCTTTGCACCGACAATCAGCCTGATGGGTCGCAACGAGCGCACAAACGGCTACTATACGTGTCCGTGGTGGATCTATGACTGGATTGCAAAGAATCCTGATAGCTGGTTCACTAACCCCGACGCTTGCCCGCATCAAAGCGCGATCTCCGTAATCAAATCGCTCGCCTGGTTCGCTAAGCGAGATGGTGAAGTGCGGATCCGCGAGACCCGAAACAGCCGGTTCGTTACTCTGAAGATTTAGCACTTTTTGCTAAAGAAAACGGTTGACGACATACCCTGCTTCTTGATAGTATTCTTATCGAAGGCGGGGGAATGGCTCTCGCGGATTAAGAAGGAAGTGAAAAATGATGAACACCAACAAATACTACCCAGTCCTGTTTGTTTCTAACGGTCCTGGTGAAGTTAAGAAAATCATCAACACTAAAGCCCCTTACTCAAACGCAGCAGCCGCTATCGACCACGCTTATCATGCGGAATACCCAGCACGTTACGTTGAAGCCGGTTATGCCTTCTTCAACGGTACAAAATGGGTTGCAGAGACTCAGGAAGCATATGAAGAAGGTCAGATGGATGACCCGGATTTCGTAAGCCGCCAGGAACAATGCCACCGCGAAGCGAATCTTCGACTCGAACAAGAAAGTTACTTTTGATAACAGGGGCTTCGGCCCCTTTTTGCTATGGTGCAAAATGAAAATGAATCACGAATGCCTTCGAACGGGCGAACCGAAAAACGTTATCTTCCTTGATGTGGACGGAGTTCTAAATAATCTTCGTTCTCTCTCCATGGGAGAATATATTGATATGGCCTGTGCCAGGCACGTACGGCGAATTGTGCTTCACGCAAATGCAGATATCGTAATCAGCAGCACATGGAGGATCGGCAACAATACTCACACGTTGCGCGAGATGTTCCATATGTGTGGTTTGAGTCGCGTAATAGGAAGAACCACTGACAATTGTCCTTTCGGCACAAGCAAGGATGAACGCGGACACGAAATCGACCAATGGATAAAGGCTTTCGGGTGTAAGAACTATCTGATCCTGGACGACGACATTGATTTTCTTGAACACCAGAAACCCAACTTCATCAAAACCGATGCAAATATCGGAATCACTGAAGAACAATCGACACGGGCGATCCGTGATATTTTTGGAATCAACACCCCGTTCTGTCCAGAGTGCAACGGTTACGGGCGCGTAGCTGAATTCGTTAAGTGTGGTTCGTGCAATGCCTCTCTAAATACATAAAACAACCGAGGTTCTAAAAATGGCTGATGAAACTTTAGCAACAGTAGTACACCCGTTACCACATCGCGGGACTAGCTTCACCTGGATCCCATACTGGATCTATGACGTTATCGTTAAGCTGAAAGCCGAAGGCGGCGACTGGCGCGATTATGACGACGACCAGTATAAGGTATGGTTCGACACCCTGAAAAAGGCTTACACTGACTACGGCGATGTTGATTTCATCGAATCCCGTAACGGTTACGTTCACACTATGTGGCTGATGCCCCAACAGTAACACTGACTGCCAAAAGTGCTCCGGCATTTAAAGTAGGCGATGCTGATCTGGCTGCTTCCGCACTGTTCACCGTAACACCTGGCGACACCCCGATCACCCTGACCGTTGATGGTTCTGGTAATGCTTCAATCGTAAGCGGCAAGGTTCACGCAATCAAAGCTGGTGACGTTGTTGTGACCGGTAAAGCTGGTGACAAGACCGCGACTGTAACACTGACCATTACCGCAGCAGCATAAGGATAAGAAATGATCTTATTTGAGTTCAACGATGTTTTTGCCCAGTTCTCTGCCACGGTAAAGGCTAAGTTCGGTAAGCTTCCGTCAGAAATGACAAAGACCGAATACGACAATGCAATGACTTCTGTTCTGCGCACGGATTTTTATAAAACCATGCCACAGGAACAGAAGGGTATCAGTCTGCTGCAATGGGCCAAAACCTATCGCGACAAACAGGCCGCGTTCCTGCTGATCAACGAAGTGAAAAGCCCAAGCTGGGTAAACAGCGAAAAGATCAACTACATCGATTCGTTCTGCACCGCGCTGGGTATTCCGATTCTGGATTTCAGTATCTGCAAAACGGCTGCTGAGTTGAAGGGTCATGCGTATCGTGGTCCACTGATTACCCGCAACAACGATCATCGGATCATCTGGGATTCTGCTGGGAAGTATTACAGCGTGTACCTGGAAGAGGAAGACGATGCAATGACGTTGTACAACATCGAGCAATCGTTCAAGCGCTTTGCTATGTCACAACAATAAAAAAAGGGGCCAATTGGCCCCTTTTCGTTTTTATGCTGCTAACATCGGTTTGGTTTGAACGAACAGGACTGCTGTACCGCCTGCTGCTCTGAATGGATTGACTGCTTTCAACCGGTCGTCTACTAAAACACCCAGGCCCGCAAACGCTGCTTTCTCTTTGCTGCTTTTGGTGTAGTGGAATTCAGGAAGATATCCCAGAACCCGGACTAAAGCAGATTTCTTCTGCTCTGCAACTCCCTCAGAATTGAACTTCCCAACGCTGGTAAGGATTGCCGCTTCTTCGCCCATGTTCAGTACAGAATGAAACAGGTTGATTCCTTCTTCGATGATTTCCAGATTTTCGTAGAAATCTGAATGAGAGATTTGTTCTTTTGCGGCCTGCAACTCTTCGTGATCCATTGCTTCGGCTGATTTACCGAAAGTTGTCAAGAAGGCTTTTTCCCAGTCGAACAAAACGCCGTCCATATCGAAGAAGTATTTCATAATCTGTTTCCTTGTGTTGATGTGTGTACCTTAACATAACTGCGCATAGAGTCAACCCCAAGTATCAGTTTTAGGAGCATATTTTGCAATCTTTGCAACAATCTCGCTACCCAGTTCATCAACAGACTTCTGTTGCTTCCCTTTTGCCTTAACTTTGATGTAATTTGACTTAACAACAAACATCCCGCCCGTACCTGATTTCTTGATCTCGCTGTCAACGCCAACCTTGTTGAAGCTGATCCAGATATCCCCGTTCATATACTGCTTGAGTGAATCACCCATGTTCAGGATCTTCGCCATAGTCAGCGCCGCGCCTTCGTGCGTATCCATCAGAATTTCTTTCGGTACGACACGCGCCCGTTTTTCGTTCTGCACAATAGCAACATGAACATCGTTCATCACCCAGACAATATGGATATTTTCTTTCTCATAACCCAGCGTTTCAGTATCACGGGCAATACTGGCGAGTTTCGACATACCTTTAAGGGTCACATCAAAAATCAGGTTGGGTTTACGATCTTTCGGTGCAGCCAGGATACCGGAATAAACCAGCGTTTGTTTTTTGTTTGAGACGCCGAAGAGGTCTGCAACGATGTGATGCATAGTCGCTACGTTGTCCGGCTTGCGCAGGTCCATTGTCTTCACATCATGACCGGTCTGTTTCTGAATAGTCGCAGCCAGCTTCGTACTGTTGATCACCAGGCTTTTGAGTGCGTCAACATCCATCACCTGCCCTTCTATACCCAGCAATTTTTCCAGTGTGAATCCCTTACCGGAACCGGCACCGCCTGCCAGGATAACGACCTGACCGAATTTTGGGTAGGCTCTTCCGCCAAAGGTAATCAGGGCTTCATCAAGCTGTGTATGTTCTAAAAATGAAATCATATAAAAAGCTCCAGATAGTTTTATTTATTTATTGACAGTCTATTTCTGAAAGGTGTATGTTGTCCCTGTCCTACGGATTTCCCGGACCGACATAAACCATAAGGTACATTAAATGAGCATCAGAACCGAACTACAAAATTTTATCCGCGAAGCGGTAAACGGAGATCGTTCCCGGTATGCCGGTCGTTCTCTCCTGCTCGCAGAAGACTTCGCCCATCTGCTCGGATTCAAAACCAAATACTCCAATATGGTTTTGCAGATGGATATGGATCCTAAGTGGTCGCCCGCAAACTGGAAAATTAGTGACGATGGTCGAACTGGTTATGTTAGTGACATTCGTGTTATGACCTTTCGTCATTTCTATGCGATTTCCTTGATGCAGATTGCATCAAAAAATAACACCATCCTGCCTAATGGGATGCCTCTGAAAAATGTAATCCAGTGTCTTATTGACATTCATCATGAACTGAAAGCCACATACAGAAATTTCGACTTTAGCGAAAACTCCATTTACGCCGAATCTGTCACTGTCGCAAAATATCTGATAAACACGCTATACCCGATCATTGCCCGCTACGGCAAGCCGATTGATATCGGCGGTCATCATATTGTGGCTAAAGCTCGCGAACGGGCCAAACAGGCTGCTATCGAAATCAACAAAACCGGCGTAGTTCTTTCTGTTTACTGCGATGAAATCATTTATAAAGGTGACCAGGTAGACATCAAAGGCGTTCATCATGAGAAGTTCAACAAGATAATCTTTGCAGACCGTGGCTATGCTTATGGCAACGATATCAGAACACATGCGATAAACCGACTTCGTTTTAGCGATGCCGACGAGTACTACACCGAAGACGAAAGAACCATTGAACGTTTGCGGGCTGGTACGGAGAAGCGCATAACCAAAGCAAAAGCGGGTCTTGCTGCTTACTTCAACTGCACGTTAGAAGACGCAGAACGCGAATTTAGTGTTGACTGCCAAACCGACCTCCTGTAAGTTAGTGTCTCAACCAACGGGAGACAAAACATGAAAACTATCGATTGCAAACCAGAATTCGTAACCTTCTATCACGGATCCTGCTCAGTAGCCGGTATCACTAACATGCTTTTGCCTCCTGTTGCCTCGGAAACTCTGTCAGAAAAAGGCAGAAAGAAAAATCTGGATCGTGTCTTCTTTACTGCTGATATCGGCCTGGCCCGTATCTATGCAGGTCGGGCTGCACGTTCTATCGGTGGCGAACCGGTCTTATATCGTGTCGTCTGTCCTGTTGGCGCTGTGTGTATGAATGACACCGCTGGCGCTACTGTTTACCATGCTGAATGGGCTTTTTGTGAGGAAGTATGATTAAGAAAATTAGTGACGAAACGCGGGTTAAGGCGATGTTCATCGGGTTCTTAGGGGCTGCTGTTTACAACATGGGTATCGATCTTCTCTGGGTGAATGATCTATCGGCTATCTGGTTTGCTGCTTTAGGTCTTTTTGGTATCAATTTCGGTTTCTTTACTTTGGAGAAGGGCGAATGAGCATTCTATATCACGTAATTTACGCGGGTCAGGTTGGTGTTGATAGCGAAAGCCTGAAGGCGTCTGGTATCGAAAACCTGAAAAAGATCCACGGGGCTAAGTTCCGTCGATTCGCGATTGATGATGTTCGCGTTGTGTTCTGCGACCATCCAAACGATATGGAACACCTGGTTAATACTCTGGACGATCTCCAGATCCCGTGTTCAAATATTTTTGACGATATGGCTTGCGTTTTCACCGCAGTTTCGTTTATCGTCGTAGGTGACCTGACCTGTAGCCCAACTCTGTTGGATACCATTTCTGCAATCAATTCTGCATTATAAGGGAAATAACATGAAAGCAATTCGCCGCAATATCAGTGAAGTTGACCAGGCCGAGAAAGTACAGATCCATTTCAAGTTCAATGACCAGAAACAGGGCTATGCTGAAATCGCCCGCGAACACCTTCTGGACAACTGCGATATCTATAATATCGTTCAGGAAATCGAAAAGATCCGTGCTCATCGTGCCAACAACCCAAAGGTTAAGCATGTGCTGCGCCGCGTTCATGTGAACAAACATCGTCAGGAGCAAAAGCCGGTTAAAACGGCACGCTCACCGCGTCCTGATAATCGTCGTAAGGTTGTCGCCCGAGAACTCGACCTTAACGAAGAAGCACTCTACCTCGAAGACGACTACCGCAAGCCGGAACGTCCGCGTTATCAGAAACCAAATCAAGCTATGGCGCTGGCGTTCCAGAACGCAGCCCGCAAATAATTGAAGGGAACATTATGTTTAAGAAATACGCATCATTGACCAACCACTACGAAGGCAAGTTCATCAACGGGATCGTTATGAACGGGCTGGTTGCTGGTGAGTGGGTAGCCCGTGAAAAGATTCATGGTGCTAACTTCAGCTTCATCACGCATGACGGATGTAACGTGGTCCCAGCAAAACGCACTGGTGAGATCCTGCCAGGCGAAAGCTTCTACGGCTGCGACGGCGTGGTAGCCAAATATCTGGAATCTGTCCGTAATATCTGGCAGTCTCTTTTTGTTACCGGTCAGTATGACACACTCGAACTTCAGATCTTCGGTGAGTTGGCTGGTACTGGTGTACAGCACGGCATCGATTACGGCGACAAAGATTTCTACGCCTTCGACATCATGGTTAACGGTCAGTACCTGGACGATCACAAAGTGGCCTTCCTGGTCCGTAAGCACGGAATGAAAATGGCTCCGCTGCTGGGTTATGGCGAATTCGAAAATCTGAAGAGCATCCCTCTGACTTTCGAAAGCGTTGTTAAACGTGCGAACGCTGCTACTCAGGATCCTGAACGTGAAAACGTATTCCTGGTCGAAGAAGCTGGCGATGATGCAGAGAACATCGCAGAAGGTTACGTTCTGAAGCCGGTACAAACTCAATGGATGCAGAACGGATCCCGCGTTGCAATCAAATGCAAAACGAGCAAGTTCAGCGAGAAGAAGAATAAACAGGCTAATCGCTTTAACGCGCCTGTAAACCTCTCTGACGCGGACACAGCTCAACTGGAAGAGTATGTCACCTATCTGACAGAAAACCGCGTACGTAACGTGCTGTCGAAGATTGATGCTACTAATCTCAGTGCTAAGGATTTCGGTCGTGTGATGGGCCTGACGGTTCAGGATGCAATGGAAGAGATCCAGCGTAACGAAGGCGATTTTATCACCAAATTCGAAAACCCTGCGCTGGCGAAGAAAACCTTCGTTGCTGAAGCCCAAAATCTGATTCGCCCTCACTGGGGCGCGATTCTGAACAATGAGTTTTAACAGCGTATTGCAGACTGCCAAAACAGCGACCCTTATTGGCAGTCGCAAACCTCCTGAACGGATCGCACGCGTTGCGGTACAAATCGGGCGGGCATTGAGTGAAAGGGGTATCATTGGTTATTCCGGTGGTGCTCCTGGAATGGATAGTCAGTTTATGTTTGACTATTCCCCTGATCGCAGGGTGATTATCCTCCCTGAAGACGGGTTCAATAACCTGTATGCAAATGGCAAGGATGTTATCGATTTTACGCAACTTGATACGCACAAGGCCGCAGACATCGCCAGAACTGTAGCCGGTCACTTTGATAGTCAGGGTGATTATACGCAGCGCCGGTACTCACGGAACACTTACCAGGTGTTGCGGGAAGATCTTAACAGTCCGACTGACTTTGTGTTATTCTGGGCTGAAGAGGTGAATTTATCGGTAAAGGGTGGCACAGCTATTGCTGTCCGGGTAGCCAGAAAATACGGCGTACCGGTGTTCAATCTCTGGAAAGAATCTGTATTGAACGAAGTGTGTGAAACGTTGGGGATCGACATTAAGCCCAGAACACTGGATATGTTTTTATGACCCCAAACCATTACGAAACCCTCTCCGTGTTATGTACGGGGATTAACCCAAGTGAGATTTATTATCATGAACCCAAAAACCCGAGCGCAGAACGCGCAGAGCCGGAACGAAGTTTGCGAAACGTTTGGTATCCAAAGCGAAAACTGCGACCGATCCCCTACCTTGTTCGAACGGGCGCAAAGCCTGATGAACAAGGAGTACGACAGGCAAGTTGAATTCTTGCGCGAACACATCTCAAATAAAATTGTGGAACGCGCAACCGAACGCAAAGCATGGATCGATATGAAGCGCGTCGTCGGTTCTCAGTTCCGTGTAGAGATTCAGCCAGAAGTGGTCAAACGTGTTCTCGCCTGGCTGAAGGAAGAAGGGTTCCCGGACGTGAAAACGGTTGAGAAAGAACTCATGGAAGACCGAGCGAAACCGGCAAGCCAGCGCAGCTACAATGTGCATAACAACCCTTACCGGAACTACTCAAGCGAAACTTTATTGCTTGAGTGGTAAAAAGTTGTTGACGGTGAGTTCGGGTCTATTGTAGTATTAATCCCGTAGACAACAACACTCATTCAGGAGATACGCCATGAACTTCAATCCTACTCTCGTTAAGACCCGCGCTGGTTATGCCCTTCACGTCGAAGGCGCTGCGAACCTGGGCAAAGGTGTTGCTGAGTGCATTGCTCTGACCCTCGATGCGGTCGATGCGAAGTACACGCAGGATATGAATTATTGTGGCGGCGTCACTGTCAAAGTCACCAGCCTGGTGATCGACGGCGTTGATCTCGCTGGTTGGTGGGATGCTTACTTTGATTTCAAAGCGAACATGTTCATCATGTTGTCTGATTTCTGATCGGGGGCTTCGGCCCCCTTTTTGCGAAGGATATATTATGAAAGAGTACGAAGGCACCGAAGCCGATGCGATGGAAGACTGGGACGGCGCAGACGCCTACACCAACGAAGACGGGACATTCACCGCTAATCAGGAAGCCATGACCCTTAAACGGGAACTGATTGACCTGATGAAGCGCCCAAATGATTCTTTTCGGGGTGAAACTGTTGTCGCCTGCTATTCTGGTCGCGTGATTACAAAAGAGAGACAAACTGCATTAATTGAGTTGTATACTCTGGCGAAATCGGCTAAAGTTGGTTCGGTGATTAAGTGTCCTACGTGTGGCACCGAACACACAAAGACCACTTATCACAAAGTCTTTTGCTCTAACGGGAAGAAGACAAAGAAAGACTGTAAGACTAAATATCATAACACGATTCATCCAGAACGGCTTGAACGTGTATTTTAATCAAACGTGGAGTACGTTATGACAACATTTGCAGAATTAAACAGTGTTTTAACCGCAGTAGATTCATACAAAACAACGCACTGGCTTCAGTATCCAGAAGGGACTGATGGCGCAGTATTCTATATCGAGTCGCGTGGTGGCAAGTTTCAGGAAGTGGTGACCGGTGGTCCAAACTACATCGCCCGCTTACTGTCGCAGCCAGTGACCCGTAAACAGGTACTGTTCGCGCAACGTCTGTATAAAGCTCACTTCGGCAAAGACATTTTCAACCTGGACGGATGGTTGAAAATCGCGGAACTCGGATATCTTCCGGTTAAATTCTCTGCGATTCCTGAAGGTACTGTTGTGCCGGTTAAAAACATGGTGGCTCGCTTTGAAGCATTTGGCGAATACTCATGGCTCGCGGGCTGGCTGGAAACGCCAGGAGTACGCGGGATCTGGTATCCTTCAACCGTTGCAACACTGTCCCGTGAATGTAAAAAGGTAATCAACCAATATCAGTCTATGACCTCGGATCTCCAGGGCGATGATTATGATTTTGTGTTAAAAACCCGCTTACACGATTTCGGGGCGCGTGGTGCAAGCTCTGCCGAATCTGCTGCTATCGGCGGTCTGGCACATCTCTATAACTTTATCGGAACCGATACCGTAGAAGGAATGATTCTGGCTATCTCGATGTTTGCGGATGCAGAATATCTCCTGGAAAACGAAAACGCTGCTATTGATGCTGCCGGGATCTCAATTCCTGCGCGTGAGCACTCTACTACGATTTCGTACGGTCGGGAAAACGAACAGGACGCCTATCTGAACAGCGTTAAGACCTTTGGTGACGGCGTTTACGCAAACGTCTATGATTCCTGGTCGTTCAAAACTGCTGTTGCACGGATCATCGAGTATAAAGACCTGGTGATTCAAAAGGGCGGAACTCTGGTAATTCGTCCCGATTCTGGGGATATGCTGGACAACATCATGTATGCGCTTACTAAGTTGGGGGAGATCTTCGGATACGAATACAACTCAAAAGGCTATAAGGTGTTGAGCAAACATGTTCGCATCATTCAGGGCGACGAGATTCACGGTCCTGAAACCATTGCGCGAGTTCTTAGCTGGATGGAGTCTCATAAGTGGGCTTCAGAGAACATCGCTTTCGGTATGGGCGGCGGTCTCCTTCAGGAGGTAACCCGCGACACTCAGAAATACGCAATGAAGATGTCGGCAATCCGTGTTAACGGTGAGTGGAAAGGCGTCTACAAATGCCCAGAAGGGGCGGAGTGGAAGAAGTCCAAAGCCGGTCTGCTTGAAACCATCGTCAAAGACGGTGAGTATAAAACCATCAACTTGCTGGAAGACTTTATTCCCGAGGGCTGGGAACGTGCTCTGGTCACGTACTTCGACCACGGGGAAGTTAACGAGCAAGATAACCTACAGGTGATTCGTGAGCGTGCAGGGATTTAATATCCGCACCAGCGAAAAAGGCTCTGTAGTGTTTCACGGAGATAAGCCCCTTGTGTTATGCAGGGGGCTTTTTTGTAAGCTGGTGAAGCACTCCTTTAAGCTGGAAGGCGTAGAAAAGAGCGTACTCAAAGAACTGGTGAAGATTGCCTATGAAACAGATCATCTCGACCGCGATCACCGGATCGTATTTGACAGGATTCATGAACTGGGCGAAAATCATTGTTTCGTGATCCATCGTGGTCACTCCTACGATTCAATAGCAAAGTTTGAACGAGACTTAGGGAAAATATGAGTAATTATCTGGGAGTCATTCCCTACACAGGAAACAAGCAAAGCCTCCTGAAAGACCTTCTGCCGATGTTTCCCGAGAAAGTCGGGACATTCTATGATGTTTTTTGTGGTGGCCTTAGCGTGTCTCTGAACGTCCCTTATCCGGTCGTTTCGATGGACATTGAAAAGCCTTTGGTCGATATGTATAACATGCTGCTGAATGAACCTGATATCAGCTTCGCGAATGAGATCATCGAAGAGTATCACATGACTCCCAGTAATGACGGTCCGTATTACTCGTTGAGGACTCATTACAACGATACCAAGGATCCGAAGGCTCTTTATGTCCTGCTGATGTTTGCATATTGCAATCTGTACCGGACCAATCTCAAAGGCGGGTTTAATGCCCCGTTCGGGAACAACCGTAATCGCAGTGTAAGGGGTGGCTATAAGGATGTATGGCTTGAGCGGTTCAACCATATGCACCGGAAGAAAGAAACCGGCCTGACCATCATTAACGCGCCATATCACGCAGCAACCCCTTTGCCTGGTGATTTCGTTTATTGTGATCCTCCGTATCTGATCACGGGTGCGCAGTATAACTCTAAATGGAAAGAAGAGAACGAAATCCAGCTTTACAACTGGCTGGATGAACTCGACTCAAAAGGCGTTAAGTTTGGACTGTCCAACGTAATGGAACACGGCGGACGCAGCAATGATATCCTGATCGAGTGGGCGAAAAAGTATGATGTTATCGACCTCGATAAGCGATACATGCTGAAGCAGATCCAAGGAAAGGAAAACGAAAAGACGCGGGAAGTTTACGTGTGTAATACCGGCGTAAATAGTAACCCGTATAACTTAGAAGACTTTATGTAGGTAAATCATGTTTACAGTATATGGCTATGAGCCAAGTGTTTTTAATTGCCCTCCGTGCATTAACTCAAAACGTCTGCTCGATGCACGTCATCAAAAATACGACTTCGTGTCTGTAGCGAAAAGCAACGACCCGACCGGCGCTCCTGTTCTGGATGATCAGGTAGTCGATAAGCTGGCCTCTCTTCTGGGTACGCGTCGAATGACCATGCCTCAGATTTTCCACGACGGGAAACACGTAGGCGGCTTCGACCAGCTTCGCGAGTACGTTCGCACCCTGTGATAAATAAAGACACCTAAACTTGAATGGTGTCGTTATGTTAACTACTCGAATCACAAAGAAATCCTATCCCGACCTCAAAAAGGCGCTGTTCATTGAACAAGACGGCCTGTGTGCTATCTGCAAGCGCCCTTTAGAGGGAGATATCAATAAGCATCACCTTGACCATGACCATGCTCTGACTGGCCCAAACGCCGGTCGTGTTC